CATACTTCTGCCACACGTCCACCGGGAAAGATTCATGGTCATGCGGAATCGCTTCGGGATTCTCGCCGGGCTTGCGGAACGTCACCACATAATCCGGCAGACCCTGCCGCGACATCGCAGAATCTTTGCGAATCTGCTTGTGTAGCAGCCCCAGTGCTTTCGTGCGCTGCATCTCGGTGACGGGGTTTTTCCAAATGCACACCTCCGAATGAAAGATGAATCCGTACTCGGTCATCTCCCGGATGATGTCACCGCGAAAATCCTTGATACCGATAAAGCCATCACGGGATTTCATAGCGGGCAAATTCATACAGTGGATGGATACCAGTCGCCCCGGCATGATGGTACGGTACAACTCTGCAATCAGATAGCCGAAATGCTGCTGGAACTCGCCGCCATCGCTACTGTTGCCCATATCCCGGTCAGAGTTGGAGTAGGTGTACAGGCTGGCAAAAGGCGGCGAAAAGATGGAGTAGTGGATGCTGTTATCCGGGATACCGCGCAGCGTTTCCACGCAATCACCCTGATACAGTGCCCACCGTTGCTGCTTGTCGATAAGCTGGTTAAGCACATTCATGGTTAAATTCCTCCCATGCGGGCAGCTGCATAGCTGTCTGCGGTTCGTAGGGCGTGGTCAGGCGGCAAGTGCTTTGCAGCTCCTTTTTGACGATCTCGCGGGTCTGTTCGCCCATCGCGGTGCGCATCTTATCACAGTCAGCTTGTTTGCGCTCGATATTCGCCTTTACCGCGCCCTCTTTGGCACTGATAATAATGTAGACATCCACCGGGTTCTGCTGCCCGAAACGCCAGCAGCGGCGTACAGCTTGATAATACTGCTCGTAGCTGTCTGACAGCCCGGTGAAGATCATCTTGTGGCACAGCTGCCAGTTCATGCCGAATCCGGCGATGCTGGGCTTAGTCACCATTACCCGGTTAAAGCCCATCGAAAAGCCCACCATGCGATTGGACTTCAACAGCCCGGAATCGCTGCCCTTGACCTCTACGGAATCCGGGATGTACTGGTGCAGCATATCGCTTTCGGCGTTCAGGTCGCACCATACAAGCCACTGATCCGCCGGGTCATCATTGACCAGCTGGGCGGCAGCGGCGCACCGGGCCTCCAGCGTGTCCTTGCGGGCCTGTCTGCGCTGGGTCAGGGTCATGCTCTCAGTGATAGGCTCGTCACCGTCCACGATGATCTCATGGATGTTCAGCGGTGGCAGATCGTAACCAGACAGGCTATAACCAAGGTCTGAGGGGCTGTTCATCACGACAGCCCAGCTACCTAACCACTGCCAGAAAACGTCCTCAGCGTGGCCTTTCAGCCTCCATTTAGAGGTCTGTCCACCGTCATGTACAAAGAACATGGACAGCATCTCCGAATAGGACATGATGCCAAGGAACTCTGCATGATTGCCCAGCTCCATGAAGTCGTTCGGCGCAGGTGTAGCCGTACACGCCAGCCGGAACGGAGTATCGCAGAACATATCAATGATCTGGTTTCGCACCTTGCCTGTAAACGATTTCAGGATGGATGATTCATCCAGTACCACGGCGGAGAACCGCTGCCCCTTGAACTTGTCCAGCTTCTCGTAGTTGGTGATATTGATGCCGGGTTGCAGCTGATCCGCATTCTCGCAAATCGTAACAGGGATGCCGAACCGCTTGCCCTCCATGAGCGTTTGCGGGGCAACGGCAAGAGGGGCCACAATCAGGGCCATCCCGCCGCGATCCTCGCAGGCACGGTGCGCAAACTCCAGCTGCATCAGGGTCTTGCCCAGACCGCAATCCGCAAAGATAGCGGCGCGGCCTTTGGCAAGTGCCCAGCGAACAATATCCCGCTGAAAGCTGTACAGATTCGGATTCAGGTCATCCACGGATACCGTGATGCTGTCCGTATGCACAGCCCTTTCAGACTTGTGCTGTACAAAGTCGAGATAGTTTTCCATGCGATCCTCCGTTTTACAGGTCGAAAATCAGCTCATCGACAGGTTCAACGGAATCCACGTTCAGCTCCTTATAGGCGGCAGGGTCATCATCCAAGAATGCTTCTTTTGCTTCTTCCTCGCTGTTCGCGTAGTCAGAAGAAATATAAGCCACGCCGGAAAACGTGATCTTATAGCCATCAAAGTCCTTTGCGTATTTAGGCATCGTTACTTCCTCCTTGTCTTTTTGTAGACCGCTTTTGTTTCAAACTCAATGTGACCAGCAGAAAACATAGAGGTTTCATTTACTCGTCTGTTTATCTCGGCCACCAGCTCCTCATCCGTAAATTTGCGGATGTCATGCTCAAAGCGGCGGTAATACTCATCATCGGGCAGATGCTCGACATAGCTGCCGTAATCCGCGCCGTCCCTTTCCGATTCCAAGAACATCATCTGCGCTTGAATCCGGGGCCAGATACGGTTAGAGAAATACAGGGTTTCTGCGGTCGTTACCCCGTATGTATTCGTGACGGCATCCACGAACACACCGCGCTTTCCGTGTTGCACACGGGAGATTTTGAGAATACTTACCTCAAAAATATCCATGCGTTAGTCCTTTTTGAAGAACGTACCTACCCAGCCATCGGCGTTGAGGGGCAAGCCCTGCGCCCACGGGATAGGCTGCGTCATAAGATGGGTGACATGATCTAGCATCTCATCCGGCGTACCGAATGCGGGGCAGTCGATCACGCACTCATCGTGGATGTGGAAAATAACGGGTAGCCCCGCCGCCTCCAGATGTTCAATGGCAAGGGCCAGAGCATCACGGGCAATGGCTTGCACGATGTTTTCCGTCAGCTTTCCGCCATAGGTTTCCACCCGCTGCCATTTCTTCGTCATCTGGTTCTGCCCCATGTAGTTGATGGACGCAGAGCCGAAACGGTTAACACCCACTTGCGGATTAACGTAGTACAGTTTCCGGGTGGACGGGAGCTGAATAGTCAGCAGGGATACGTTTTGCAGCGGGTCATATTCACGGGCAAAGGTAACACCGTTGACCGTTCTTGCACCGCCAGCAGAAACAACGTGCATCACAGCATCGTCAATCTTGTACCACAGCTGGGCGATCTTCTTGTTTGCAGACCGCCAGCGGGTGACAATATCGGGCAGTTCTTCCTCATGCAGGCCCATTTTCAAAGCACCCATGTTGATAAGGGCATTCGGCCCGCCGTTGTAACCGAGGGCCAGTTCTGCCACCTTACCTTTTGCGCGGAGTGCATATTCCGGGTTTCCCTTTTTGATGCGCTCGATAGGCACATTGAACATCTGGGATGCAGACGCTTCATAGATTTTGCCGTGAGTACGGAAAACATCAAGCCGCCATTCCTCGCCAGCCAGCCAAGAGATGACACGCGCCTCGATTGCAGAAAAGTCTGCGTCAATCAGCACGTTCCCCGGTGTAGCTATGAACGCCGTGCGGATCAGCTGCGACAGCGTATCGGGAACACTCCCGAAAATCATGCCCAGACCGTCCGCTGACCGCTGCTTGACCAGATTTCGCGCGGGATCGAGTAACGAGATGTATGTACGAGGGAGATTCTGCACCTGAACCAGACGGCCAGCCCATCGCCCGGTACGGTTCGCACCGTAGAACTGCAACAGGCCCCGGACACGCCCATCAGAGCAGACACACATCTCCAGCGCGTTATACTTCTTCGTGGATGTCTTGCCCAGCTCCTGCCGGATTTCCAGCATACGGGCCACGGATGCGCTGTTGCCCTCACGGGATAACAGGGTATTCACGGTATCCTTGCGCAGATTGTCCACGCCGATGCCGTCATCCTGTTCATTAAGCCATGCGGTCAACTGTGCAACGCTGTTCGGGTTGTTCAAGCCGGAAATGCTCTGCGCCTCTGCAACAAAGCGGTCATGCACGGTCTGGGCAATGTTCAACGCGCCCTCAACCAGCTGCATATCCACGGCCACGCCGCGCTGATTGATGCGCAGATCAGTTTCCCACTGTTTCTGCACCGCGTCAGGCACGGGCACATTAGACAGGCGGCGTTCAATCTCCATTTCCGTTACAACGTCCTGCAAGTTGTAATCCTTGAACAGTGCCCACTTATCAGGATCGTGGTAGTAATAGTTTCTGGTGCGCCCACCATTGGCCTTAGAGGGCTTGCAGGGCACACAGAAATAACGGATAAGGGCTTTGCCCGTTGCCAGCTTGCGCTTGTCCTCTGGTAAGCCTAACGCCGCGCCTGTGATGCCCAGACCAGCGGTATAACCACAGTACAGACCGTGCAGCATGGTATCACGCCATTGGGCGGGAATCTGCTGACCGTAGACCTTAGACAAGCACCCGAACTCAAACGCCGCGTTATAGGCGTGTTTGATATAGTCCGGGTCAAACAATGCGCTGATAAGCCAAGGGGGAGGCTGCTCCCCGCTGGCCATATCAACACACTGCACTTGTCCGCCATCCACGGAGT